GGCCTGTCCCCGTTGCTGAGCAGCTATCTCTGGGCCGAATTCGGCGTGTACTCGAAACGCATCGATGAGAAGCGCTCGTCGAACAAGCGTGGGCCCAACGGCAACCGCTGGCTCTATCCGGATCTGGTCGGTATGGAGGACCTAGGGGCCGACTGGCACCAAGAGGTCAAGGATTGCGTCAACCAGTATTCAGACAAACGCACCAAGCTGTGGTCGTTCGAGGTAAAGTTATTGATCAACCGGTCGAACGTCCGTGAGTGCTTCTTCCAGTCTGTTTCGAATTCCTCGTGGTCGAATTTCGGATACCTAGTGGCTGCCGAGATCGAGGGCCAGGACACATTGAAAGAGCTGCGAATGCTGTTTGCGGCTCACGGCATTGGACTGATCAAGCTGGATGTTGAGAATCCATCTGAAAGCCAGGTTCTGATTCCTGCCAGGGAGCGCGTCGAGATCGATTGGGATACCGCCAACCGACTGGCGACGGAGAACAAGGACTTCTTGGAGTATGTGAAACTGGTCAAGCAGTTCTATCAGACCGGGGAGGCACGGCCTGCAGATTGGGACTTACCAAAGACAGAAGATTGATGTCTATTCGAGATGGCCGATCACGTCGAGGCGTTCGTCTCCACGCTGAAATGCGCCAAGCCAGCCGTCGCGTGAGTCTGCGTGGGTGCGGCTCACCTGCAACGTGAAACCCTCGCATCCGCGCCCCTTGGCGGTGGCGAAGTCTGTGGTGTCGAATTTGGCCTCGTGCGCAAGTGTCGTGGCCACCGACTTTATGGCTGACTCGAACAGGTCGAGCAGGTTGTCTTGCAGGCTGGCGTCGATGTTGCGCGAGGTCACGTCGTCAATGACGATGTGCTTGAAACGGTTGCTCATGGCTGATACTCCGTATTGGCGTGGATGACATGAACGCGCTGTTCGGCAGGAAAGCCAAGATCTTCCGCGTGGTTCGAGATCAGGCGTTGTGAAGAAGCCAAGCCGCCTCAGCCTCGCGCCGAGTAACGAGCCCCGGCAGCACTTTTCCGCCACCATAGATCCAGCGTCGCAGTTCTTGTCCTGCAGCAAGCCAGTCTCGCTGGTTGATTCGCCGACGCAGCGTAGATGTTTGCAGCCGACCGGCACCAAGGTTGAAGGTGAAGTCGACAATGGCCGCGAGCCGGCCCTCGGGCTCGGTGGCCAGCACCGGGCAGTAGCGCAGCGTGGCGGTAAGTGCTGTGCGCAGGTCTTGACGCAAGTAGGCCTCGCCCTCTTCCTCGTTGATCGGTGGATGGTCCGGCTTGCATAGACGCCCGTAGCCGATCGTCCAGTAGCCGGCCGGGCAGATATAGGGATGGGCCCGGCGCAGAGGATCTGACCTCGGAATACGATGGAATCCCTCGAAGCGCTTCGCCAGGGCGATGGCTGCCTGGGGAATCTGGCTCATGGCCTCACCCGATCAAACACGCGCCCGAGGAACCAGAAGTTCAGCACGCCGGCCCACAGGGCTTGGTCGGCATCGGTCCATGCGTGGACGATGGCGACGCCCCAGTCGGCACCGCCCTCAATGGCAGCAACGAAGGCGGCCGTTTTGGCAGCGCAGTACAGCGCCATGAACCAATACGTGATGACTGGGCGAACGCTGCTCGACAGAGCATCGGCCCAGCGGACGTCAGTTTTCTCACCCTGGGTGCGGACGGCTTCGCACAGCGTTTCAATGGCTCCGACGTTCCACGCCGCATCTGCACCCGCGCCGATTTCCGACATTCGCTGCGCGCCACGCAATTTCTCGAACTCCAGCGCCTTGTCCTGCATCGCCAGTTCGTGGCCACGCTCGCCTTTGCGGTCGAGCCACTTGAGGAGTTCGGGTGCCAGGCGGAAAGCGCCGCCGAGCAAACCACCAAGCAGTGTCTCGATCATTGGGCACCTCCGAACACCTTGAGCTTGATGAGCGCGCCTGCCACCAGTGCCAGCAGGAATCCGGTGGTGACCATCTTGATGACGGTCTGCCATGCGGTGTGTTTGGCGGTGTTGAAGGCATCGAGCAGTCCGCGCAGTTCGCGGATGTCGTGAGCAGCGTCGTCGCCATCCAGGCCAACATCGGCCAGGGCGCGCTTGGCACCGCGTTCAGCGGCGCGTTCCAGCAGGTCGTCGAAGTCCTCCTTGCGCAGGAGGAGCATGTTGTCGACCAGGACAGGTTGTTGTGGGTCGGTCATGGGCAGGCTCCAAAAATGCGAAACCCGCCACGAGGGCGGGTTTCTGGGATTCGATGGAAAGGGTTCAGATGGCGATGCCGGGGCTCCAACCAGTGGCTTTGTAGGCCGAGAGCACAGCCTCGTCCTCGATGAAGCACAACCAGCCGATCTTGGGGATGTGGTACTCCCATGCGCCGGCAATCCTCGCGGCGATCTGGTCGGTTTTGCCGCTCCAGACGCCGGTGGCACCAGCGGGAATCAGGTAACGGTCGCCGTTGACTGGGCTGGCGGGCGGTGTGGCCAGATCGCGGTCTTTGACCGACAGGCTGACGACGGCGCCCAGCCGCTTCAGGTTGGCGTCCATGCCAGCACCCCAGCCGCTTTCGCCGAGCGTCCAGCCGTAGTTGAGTCCCAGGTTCGGGTCAGTGATTGCGGGCATCAGATGCCTCCGTAGTATTTGTCGTAGGAAAGTCCGTAGCCCGCGCGCTCGAAGGCGATCGAGTGTTTCTGCAGGCTGATCACGCCCGCGCGGTTGGATTCGATCTCGATGCGCAAAGCGGCATTGGGTCGGCCAAGACCGGAATCGGCGGTGTCGTCGACCAGGGTGTAGGTCTGGCTGGTGCCGGTCAGGCCGCTGTAGGTACGCCGCAGGCTGCCCGCTTCCCCGTAGATGCGCAGCGTGTAGGTCACGCTGGCTTCCGGACCGATGTTGCCGTTGGTCTGGGGTACCAGGCTCACCGTCTGGCTCAGCCGGTCCCGGTGCGCCCAGGAGATAACCAGATCACCCTTGGCGACAGCCGGATAGGCCACGTTGTTGATCTTCACGTTGCCGGGCGGGTACGGCCGGTTTTGCCGGCGGTTCATCGTCAGGGAGTCGGTCGGTGCCGATGCCTGTGCCAGCGTGCCTTTACCAGTCACGGTGAGCAGGCGAGCATTGACCGTTTCGCCAGCGGCGTATTCGGTCGGATCGACACCCTGCGCGCCATCGGCAAACCAGATTCGGCTGCCGGCGGCGTGACTGACCGGCACGGTATCCATCACGCCACGGGTCAACGTCAGGCTTTGAGTGGTCGTGTTGATCGCGGTGACCAGGACGACTTCGTCATCGATGTAGGCATAGGTCCCGGTGACGACCAGATCGATGTCGAGTTCGCCGCTGTAGGTGGCCGTGCTGGTGACCTCTTGCGCGAGGCTGGATGCCAACACCGCCGTGGGGCAGAACTCGCCTTGGCCGCGCTGGTTGTAAGTCGATGCCGAACTTGTCTTGCTATACAGGTCGTAGTTCATGGCGCCCGGCACTGGGCGCCCGCCCAGAGTCTGCAGGAAGCAGTCGGTGGCATCGAGGTAGGCCAGCTCTGCTGCGGACAGTGCACGGGCAACGTCCCAGTACGGGGCCTCGACCAGATGCCGAGGCGTGGTCGCCGTCGGCGCGGGAACCGGATCGGTCCATCCCGTGGGCTGCGAGGCGGTGTAGGCCGCCGAGGGCAGTCCGAACACATCCTCGACCGCGTCGATGCTGATGGCGCCGTTGGTGAGTGAGCCACCGTCGACGCCTGCAATCCGCATCACCAGACCGGCGATCCCGAGCGCAGGCCACTCCAGCTTGAACACATCACCCGGATAGAGATTCCAGGCTGCGCGGTTCACCTTCAAGCGGACCTTGGCAAGCGGCGTGGAGACGACGGCCAGATCACGCATGGCGACCCGAGCGGCAAGGTTGTCCGAGGTAATGCCCGGGTAGCGCCGTGTCTGCGATACCACGGCGCCCTGTGCCTGGATATTGGCTAGGTCCTGGACCGCGATGCTGGTCTCTTTGAAGGTGTCTGGCTTGGTGTAGATGAGCACGATCTCGTTGGTCGTCTCACCCCAGGCCGCCCGCTGGAAACTCTCCAGCTCGATGACGTTGTCCGGGTTCAGGATGGGGAGCGTCGAGACGGTGTAGTCCGCGCGCACCAGCTTCAGGACGAAGCGCCCGGTCGACGGCGAGGTCGTGAGCACGCCGCCGATGTGATCCATGATCTCCTTGATGAACTGCTCGATCTTGCTCTGCTGCAGCCAGATCATGTTGAGGCCGAACCCTTCGGTGTAGAGCACATCAGCCGCCGCGCGAAACGAGGCGTCGTCGATGCTGGCCGTCGGATAACCCATTCCCCAGGCGGCATTCGTCAGGCACTCATAGACGATGTGCGCAGGGTTGGCCGCGCCGTTGATCTCCGCCTTTGCGGAGTACCAGTCGCGGAAGCAGCGCTTGACGCGTACCGCCCAGGGCTTCATGTAGGGGTTGTTCGCGGCGATGTACACCTGCCGCAGAATCAAGCTCAAAATCCCGCGATAGGCAGGCTGCGGTGAGCCGATCTTCGAGACGAGGTAGTCATTCGGTGTCTGCGCCGTCTGACCGAAGGCGGCATCGATGGCCCCGGAGACACCGCCTTCGCGCTTCTCGCCACCGAACAATTCCGGCATGTTGACCGTGATCCGTCCACTGGCCGTGAGATTGCCGCTCCAGGCCTGGCGCTCGCCGACCTGGATCTCGGTGATGGCATCGACCGGCCCGTGGCAGATGGCGAGGTGCATCCCCAGGTAGTAGCGGTAGCCGACCGTCTGCGATTTGCTGCTACCGCCCATCGTTCACCTCTGAGGCAATACGTTCTCGGGCGGCGGCGACTACGTCCTCGGCCATGCTGTCCCCGGTTGCCAGCAACATGGGCGCTGGCAGCCCTTGGTCGATGAACAGGCTCCAGTCGAGCTGGTGGCGCGCGAACCACTCCCGCGCGCCACGATTGCAATAGCCCAGGCGACGCATGTCGCCATGGGTCACCAGAATGTCGGTCATTTCTTTCCACCTTTGGATTTGATCGGGGTGGTGCGCAAATCGCCGTACCAGACCACGTTCGCGCTCTTCACCAGCACACTGCCGAACACGACCGGCACGGGACGGCCTTCATCGGCGGTCGGCGCATCGAAGTCTTTGAGTTCTGCGGCCTGGGGCTGGGGTGTCTTGGGTTGCAGCGCGTACTGAATCAGTACGCTGACGATCAGAACGGCAATGGCGGCCCACATAGGAATCCCTCGGCTACTTGGTCTCAGTAAATCGGGCTGCCACCGAAGGGATTCTTGGTCGGAATGAACGGGAATCCGCCGAAGTTGGCGCTGTTGCCGAATTTCGCGTGGCAGGTGTTCAAAGTTCGATCGCAGCCGGGGTACAGATAGATGGCATCGCCAATGGCGAGCCCCGGTGGCACGGCCGACAAGGTGATGGCGTCGGCGCTATGGCCGACGATCATGCGTTTTTCGGTGATGCCGTTGGCCGCCCAGGTCGCGTAGCCGCCCGCGAAGTGCCCGACGGCATACCCTGCAGCGGCCGGAACACTCAGCAAGGTGCCGGCGATCGAGGTGACCGTCCCAGCAACCCGAAACACGACCGCGCTAGCCCCGCACGCCGTTCCGTAGAGCACATGCGGGCAGTTGCGTTGATACAGCCGCCGCAGGCCGATGCGCTGCAGGCTGGTGTAAACCGGTTCGCAGTTGAGCTCGACGACCGATTCACGCCATTCTGCGTTGAGCACGCGCCCCATCCACACCGCGACGGTTTCGCCATCATCGCGATGTTGCCGGTACAGCGTGAGCAAGGTGACTTCGGACGGCGGTGTCGAGATGAATCCCTGGGCAACCTCGACATCGCGCGCAAAGGTGATGCGCAGTCCCGACTTGCCGATCTCCGTGGTCTGTTCGATGCTGCCGCGACTGATCGGCACCGCGCTGTAGGTGTAGGTCGCATACGTCGCATCCTGTGCGGCGCTGGTGTAACGCCAGGTTTCACCGCCTCGGCGAAACTCGTACAACTCCACTGGGCTGCTGGCGTCCGTGGATGCTTCTCGGCTGGCGTAGGTCATGTGTCATCCCGAATGCTTCTGAGGGAGATGGATACCTCGGCCATATCGTCAGTGTGGTGAGCGAGTTCGATGGCATCGCTGTCCAGGCGCACCAGCTTCATGAACGACACATGGCGGATCTGCTCGGGCAGCAGCGCCGCGCCTACCACGCTGTCGATGGCGATGCTTTCAGTGCTGGGTGTAAGAGCTGTGGCACCCGTGATGCGTCGGTAATAGCGGCTGCCGGACGTGGTGGAAATCATGATGTCGCGTCGCCCAACGGCGGCTGGCACGTTGGCGGCGTAGGCGCGGTTCTCCACGGTGATGGCCGAGTCGAAGGCGCCAATGGGGCTTACTACCTTCAGGTCCGACTGGTAACTTGGCATCCAGAATGCCGTGAGCCTTCCAGCGCGAGCGGCCAACCAGGACCGGAACGCCGCGATCGCGGCACGTCCGCTGATCAGCCAGCGATGCGTCCGGCGCACGGTGCCAATCCCCGACAGGTCATCGATGGCGCGTCGGCCCGTCAGGAAATCCAGCTCGTTGAGCTTGCGGTCGTAGTCGGTATCGACGTCCTCGGTCCAGTTGGTCGCGGTGAGCAGGACGGGGTAGCCACGGTAATCCAACGTCTCGGTGGCAGCGGGCAGCAACCACTCCTCCTCGAGTTGGAAGCGGACCGTGGCCCGGCCGATGGCATCGCTCAAGTAGGTCAGGCCGAGTTCGTTCTGCACCCGTGCAGGCTGGACAGGCAGGATCTTGGTGCCAACCGGCCAGGTCGAATCCAGCGGGCTCTTGATGGTCAGCGACGTGGGCAGGACCGCCGTGATCTCAGCGAACTCGGATTCCGTTCCCAGAACCAGTCCCACCAAGCCGCCGACGCCAAAGTCTCGATTCGCAGTCGTCACGGAAATGGACGTCGCGCCGGCAGGAATAGGGTTTGCTGCAAGGGCGACATCGGTCCAAAGCGGCAAGCCAAACACCCGTGCCTGCCAGGACAGCAACAGGTTCTCCATCTTCACGCGCTCGGTGTCCGAGCCAACCAGGGCGCTGTACTCGAAGCTGCGCCTGGCCCCGGCGCGCAAACGCACGCGCTGCTCAAAACCAGCATGAGACTCCATCACATCGGTGAGCCACTCCAACCGCTCGACAACCGGCTGTACCCAGTTCGGCGCAAAGATCCAACCGACGATGCGACGTCCGGTCGCCAGCAAGGTGGAACTGTCGAGGGCAAACGCGAAAGCGAACGTCGCGTTCACGGTAGGCGGCCCATTCGGCGTGACCGCGAGCGTATAGAGCCGCGATTCATTGGCGGCAAACACGGTCGGCGCCGGCGCTGGACCGGTCAGCGTCATGCCATCCGCACCGGTGGCGGTGATCGAGGCCAGGTTGTTCGGTGTCAGTCTCGCATTCCAGACCTCGATCGTGCGGCTTTGCTCCGAGGCCAGGCTTCCGAGATTGATGCGCCCCGGCAGCAGGTGCACGCGGAAGTAGTAGTCCTCGAAGTAGCTCGGCACCTGCATGCCGGTCAGCACCCGCTGCGCAGGCACCGAGATATCGGTGGCGTAGTTGCGCTCGCCTTTCTCCGCACGTGGTGTATCGCTGGCGGTGTACGGATAGATCGCGGCAACCTGATACCCGTCAGCGCTCAGGAGTGGGTTCAATGAGCCTGCCTGGGCGCGATCGAGCACCATGCCTGTCAGGACGGGCATGTCAAAGCTCTCGGTTGAGGTAAATTTGGAGGATCAGGGGCCGTCGTAGCGGACGGCCATCGCGATCGTTCCCGAGTGGGTCGCGCCGTTGTAAGGCGACGCGGCTCGGCTCGCGGTGTTTTTTCGATACACCGGCGCAATGAACCAGCGCTCCGAGCCGAGCGTCAGGATCTGGCCGTCATCGATGTTGTCGTTGCGGGTCATTCGCAGATGCGGTAGCTCCGCGACATGCGACCAGAAGCTGGAGGGCTGCGCGGCCATGATGTGGATGCGCGTCAGGACGGCTTCCCCGTTCCATGTATTGGGTTGTGTCAGCAACAGCGTGGGGACGGCAATAGTGGCGCGCGCGTTGTTCGGGTTCGCCGTGGAAACGCCCACCGGGTTGTTCCACCAGCCGTGGCCGTTGAAGTTCAGGTAGATCGAACTGTTCTGGACGCCGCTGGTGTCGTTGGATTGCCAGAACGGTGCGCCGGATGTGTTGCCGCCACCGCTGCCAGTACCACCGGTGGAGTCGATCGCCACGCCGGCGCTGGTGCTGATATCGGAAGTTGCGGTGCCCCAATGCCACACGGCGTTACCCAGCACGCCAAAGCTCCGGGCCTGGCCGATCGCCAGCCATTGCCACCACATCACCTGGTAGTTGACGGCCACGATGATGTCGTCCGGGGCCGTGTGGACGAAGATGTGGTAGGTCACCGGGTAGCTCAGCAGCGTGTTGCCCGCTTGCCCCAGCCGGTTGGTGATGCCGACCAGCTTGGCAGCCGGCGTGCTCAGGGTGGCGCCGGAGTAGCCAAGGGCGGCCTGCACCAGGAGGTTCAAGCCGCTGACCGTCAGGCGACCGTAAATGTCGCCTTTGTAGAGCATGCTGTTGCCGGCGTCCCAGGACCAGCCGTTGTCGGTTCCGGCAGTGACCACGGCATTGAGCAGATCGCTGGCGCTGTTGGCCAGCCCGGTGACGTAAGGCATCAGGAGAGCTCCAGCGCGATGTAGTCGCCAAACGACGTGCGGCCGACGTCCTGGATGACGACGTAGTTCTTGCCGTCGATGACGAGGGTGTTCTCGACGACGTTGTCGAAGCCGGTGATGTGGTAGATCCCGTCCAGCGCGCCGTAGATGTTTCCGGAGTCGTAGAGCATCACCGGGTAGAGCGCGTAAGTGGTTTCCGCCGGTCGGCAGGCGTTGGCCATCGTCGATTGGCCCCAGGGCGTGGCGAGCGGTGCCTTCCAGGTGCCGTCGTTGAAGTGCATGCGCAGGTTGTTGCGATTGCCCTTCCACGGCATGGTGTGGGTGGTCTCGGAGTAGCGCGTGGCCGATGCGCTGGTCAGCATGCCGGCCGCGAACAGCGGTTGGGGGTACTGGCCCGGGGACGCATAGGGGAAAAACTTACCGATGCCGAACGATTCGTAGACCGGGGTGCCGACCTTCATCGCCACGTTCAGCCGCTGTCCATTGACGGAGAGCCAGTAGTCGATGCGCTGGTTGTGCGCGGGCACACCAAGTACCGGCGAGATGCCCGGCTGGGTCAGGAACGAATTGGCCGCGACATAGCCTTTCATGGTCGCCACCGCCAGGTTGTAGTAATCCGCGTTGCTGTCCTGGTAGCAGTAGACCCCGCAGAAAATCTGCTCGGTACCGGACAGGCCGGGTGCCATCATCAGCAGTTCACGATTCGTGATGGCGGTGTCGTAACGGAGGATGGTCCAACCCTCGGCCAAGCAGACGTTGCGAATCGTCTCCAGCATCTTGTAGTTGGCGAGCATCGTTGCGTTGTCGACGAAGCCGACGTAGGCAGTCATGTGTGTGGTCCTTGCTGGATCGGGTTTCTGTCAGCCCAGCACCTGCCGCACCGCGCCCGCGTTGCGCTGCAGGATGTTGAGAATGGTTTTTTCGCCCGAGGACGAGTTGAGATAGTCGGCGGCCATCGCCGGGTCGATGACGTTGACGATGCGCACCGCTTGCCCTTGTGCCTGCTGGGGCGGTGCTTCCGGCACCAGCCCGCCGGCGGCGAACGCCAGACCATGGCCCGTGACGCGCGGCCCGGACGACAGGCCGTTGATGGAGTGCAGGAAATCCACGCCGACCCGTTTCACCGCAGCGGCATTCATGACGAATTCACCGGCGGACAGACGCGCCGGGATCGAGTCCGAGGTCGAAGTGCCAGGACCTGTCACCAACCCACCCGAGGCGAACTTCTTCGTGTTGCCGAGCAGCCCCATCACCGCCGCGACCATGGCGACCATCGCCGCTATCGCAAGCGCCGGCCCCACATAGGGGATGGAGGCTTGTGAAGCCGCCGCACCGGCGCCTGCCTTGGCGGCGTCCATCGAGACCACGGCGGTCGTTTCCGCCGATTTCTGTGCAACGGTCGTGGCACTGGCCGCTGCATCCACGGCCTGTTCCTGCTGCACGAAGCCCAGCTTGATCGCCAGCATCCGCGCCTGCATGGCGATCCACTGCTGGAAAGGCTGAATGACGATCTGCTGCAAGAAGGCATCGGCCACTTGCTGGAAGATGGTGGCGAGCGCGCTGCGCCAAGTCTGCGCGCCGGAGATCATCCCGTTGAGCGCGCCGCCAAAGCTCTCGCCGATGCGGTTCCACAGCGGCGCCATTTCATCGACGACCAGCTTGGTGCGTTCCAGCTCGTTGCGCCACGCCTGCACCCGAACGACCGCATCGGGGCCGATGGCCTGCGCCGCCTGCTGCATGGTCGGCAGCAGTCGCTCCATCTCGGTGGCCGATTGCTGCTGCAGGGCGACGATCTGCTGACGGGCCTGGGCCTCAGTCAACAGCCCAGCCTGCTGCTGGGTCTGAATGGCTTCTTGCGCATTGCGCAGTCGTTCGGTCACCAGCCGCCATTCGGTTTCCAACGCCGCCAGGTTGGCTTGCGCCGCTTTCACGTCGATCAGCCGATCGATCAGTGACACGCCGTCGGCATCGCTCTCGGCCAACAGTCGGACCTTCAAATCTCGGTAACCGCGCTCGATTGCGGCTCGACGGTCAGCGGCACTGGATTGCCCGGTGATCTGCGCCAGTTCCTCGCGGGCCTGGGTCAGCACATCGGCCAATTCGCGCTCGGCATCGGCGGCCTTACGTGCGTTCGCGACTTCGACATCGGCTCGTTTGTTGTTGAGCACGATGAGATCGGCCTCGATCTTCGCTACCTCGGCCCTGGCTTTGAGCCGCGCGCCCTCGTCAGAGTCGGATGTGGCGATACGCTGTTGCTCCGCCAGCAAGGATCGCGTGCGGGCGATCTCGGCATCGATCTCGCGGGTTTCCAATGCGCTCTTGGCGGCGTAGTAGTCCGCCAACGAGATCAAGCGCCCATCGAGCGCCTCGTCGAGGTCGCGTGATTGCCGATCCAGCGCATCTTTGAGCAGCTTCAGTTCGGCATCGGCCAGTGCCTTGGCCAACGCCAACCGGGCAGCCCCATTGTCTCCGGAGGCCCTTCCTGGCGTGCGCAGACGATCGATCAGAGTGGGATCGGCAACGATTGCCGGCGCACGCACTTCGATCGGCTTCGGGTCGAACAGGCTGTCACGGAAGCTCGCCAATTCGTCCAGGCGCTGAACCAGGCTGCCCTTGAGTTCAGTGATGATGGCTTTCGCGCCGGACACGTTGCCCGACAGCGCCTCGACGGCGGCCGCCATGCCGGCCCCAATGGCTTCGCCCAGCGCCACGAAGGCCTTGCCGACGGTGGCGGCACCCAGCGCCAAGGTTTTCAGGACCAGGACCACGCCGTCCAGGATGGCGCGCAGCGAACCGCCTTGTTTTGCCGACTCCACCATCCCATTGGCCATCTCGTTCATGGCCGGCAGGAAGGCTTCGATGACCCGGTTACCGATGCTGGAGATCGCCAGTCGCACCTTGGCGAGCGAGTCGTTGAACACTTCGGCCTGCGCGGCGGTGTCGCCGCCAATCTGCACGCCCAGCGCCTGCAGTTCGGCAGTCAACGCTTCGACGCCATCCCGCCCCTGATTGAGGAAGGGAATGAGGTCGGCGCCCGACTTGCCGAAGAGATCCACCGCAAGCGCCGTCTTTTCGGCACCGTCCGGCATCGCCTTGAAGCGGTCGGTCAGATCAAGCAGGACCTGATCCGTCGCGCGCAGCGTCCCATCCTGGTTCTGGATGGCGACGCCAATCGCAGCGAAACTACGCGCCGCCTCGTCCGATCCGGTCGCGGCATCCAGCATGCGGGTGGCGAGCTTGCGCAGGCCACCTTCGAACTTCTCTCCCGAGACGCCGGCGAGATCCGCGACCGGGATCAGGGTCGACAGCGATTCGACGGTGATCCCCACCCGCTGCGACAGCTTGGATAGGGAATCCGCCGAATCCAGCGAGGCCTTGACCATTGCGCCGAGACCGGCCGCTGAGACAGCTAGACCCAGGGTTCCCAGCAGTCCGTTGATGGATCGCGCTGCGTTGCCCAGGTCACCCAGGTTGCGCTTGATGGAATCGAAGGCGCCACGGGTCTGGTCGACGGCAGTGATCAGGAGTTGGGCGCGGTTGTTGGCCATCAGGATTTCGTCAGTTCTTTTTGAATTGCGCTTGCCAAACGCGGCAGGGAACGCTGCACGGCACCGGTCAGGTCCAGTCGCCGCTTGAGCGAAACGGACTTGACCAGCACGGCGATCGGGATCTCCTGGCCGCGTTTGATCTGTTTGGCTCCGGTGCGCCCACGCTCGGCCCGCTTGAAGCGGTTGAGTTGGGATGCGTTCTCACGGATGTTCTCGGCCATCAAGATGACCTTGCCGTTCTTCTCGACGAAAAAGGCGTTGCCTGATCGCAGCAGACCATCGATGACGGCTTTGAAACGCTTCGGTCCGATTCGCCCCGCAAGCAGTGGAATCAGAAGATTGCCGGAGATCGTTCCGCCTTTTTCATGCAGCCCGAGCCAAGGGATCTTGCTGCCGATCAGTAAGGCCGGCAGACGATCGGTCTTCTTGTCCAGCACCTTGGCCTGCATCGAGGAGACGAAGCTACTGCGCTTGACGTTGAAGGCGCCGCGCATCTGTGTGCGTGCGGCATCGCGGACGTCGCGCCCACCCGATTGCATGCCGCGCTTCAGCGCCGCGCGAATGGCATCGCGCCGCTCGGTGGACCAGGCATTGAATTGCCGGGCATCGAACAGCCCGGCAGTCGTCAGATCAATCCTCACGGTCCAACTCCCGCTGCAATCGTTCGATGGATCGCTTGTCGCCTTGGCAGGCCACAGCGGTCAGGCCCAGATGCAGGCTCGCGTGCTCGCGATCTCGTTGTGTTTCGGCATCGAGAAAGGCCGTCAGCTGGGCCAGCGTGTAGTCCAGGACATCCGGCAGTCGGTGTCCGGCGTGGATCAAACGGTGGATGGCGTGAGCCCAGCCAAGGGACCGCTCATTTGCGCGTTGATCCGGGCGGCGGCGTGCTGGATCGTCGGCACCACCCGCTGCACGAAAAAATCCGCATTCACCTCGAACAAGGTGGTGGCCAGACGTATGGCATCGTCCATCGTCAATGTCGCCACCCAGTCTTGGGGCTGGCGCGAGGCCACGGCGATCGCCTTGATCAGCGCATCTCCATGGTCGGCCAGGAGTTCGAGCCAATCCGGCTCGCCGTCGACCAACCGGTGCGCGAAGGGTCGAACCGCAGCGAGCAGCGCCGGGATCTCGCCGACGCGGATCGGTGTGATCTCCAGCGCAATACCCGCGATCGACAGGGATTGCGGGGCGGGTGGAAATGCATCGAAGTCGCTCATCACTCACCTCACAGCAGCACGATGCGGCCGAACTGGCCCAGGTCACCAGTCGCGGGTTTCAGCGTGTCGGCCAGTACCTGGCCCGACAGCTCGAACTTGAGCAGCTCGTCGGTGATGACCGAGAGCTCCTTGGCCGGATTGATCGCCACGCGGTAGAGGTCGATGACGACTTCGCGGTTGCCATCGGCCGTGTTCAGTCCTTCGAAGCGCACCCAGCGCTCGGGCAGCGGCTGGGTAAACATCGCCGTGCTCTGTGCTGCGCCGTAGGCGTAGTCGACCTTGAACGGCTCCACATAAGGGCCGCCCGTGGTCTTGTCGTTGATTGCCAGCGAACCGTGCTTGGCGTTGAGTGTGTACTGAGCTGCCGGCAGCGTCTTGGGCGTGGCCGTGGAGTCCTTGACCACGACCGTCGACACATTCTGCTTGGCCAGCAGGTAGAGGCTGCCCAGGGTGATGGGGTTGGGCAGCGCTTCTGCCGTGACCGTGCCGCTGACCTGGTCGGTGGTCGTGCCGTACAACGCCAAACCCAGGTTGACCGCGATCAGCTCTTCCAGCGTGCAGGCGAACTCGCCCTTCTTGGTCTTGATCAGCTGCAGATCGGTCAGACGCTGGCCGCTGGTCGACTCCTGGTGCTCCAGGGTCTCCACCGAGAGAGAGACTTTGAGCTCGGGCACATTGCCCACATAGTTCAAGCCCTGGGGCTTGCCGGTGATGTCGCGGGCGCCGATGTAGACGCGCCCTTGTCCAGAAAAGTAAGGCATGGTCAGTCTCCCTTGCGTGTGGTGGGTTGCGATTTGCCGGTCGACTCTTGGAGTCCGTCAGTGGCTTTGGCGACGCCAGCGTCGATCAGCCAACGTGCCGTGGCTTCGTCGATGTCCAGCACATCACCAGGCGCCAAGCTGGTGCCGGCATGGGTATGGGGTTTCAGTAGTTCGATGTTCATCGTTGGGTTATCCAGTTCGGGTCAGGTCAAGTGCGTGGGTGCGGTAGCGGATCTCGTAGCGGGATGGCAACGCCACGGCTCCGGCGTCTGCGTCTTCCGGGTCCCACTCGCAATCGACTTCGCGGGCGGCCAAAGCAAGGCCACCGAGGTTGGGGTCGCTCATCAGCGCTGTGTGGGCAGCGACCACCGCCAGATCGGCTTGGTCGAAGGCATCGTCCCCACGGGCCACGGCTACCAAACGGACCATCAGTAATCGGTCGACGAGGTTGTTGGCATGCGCCGTGATGCTGTCGCCTTCGGCAAATACCAGCAGTGCGGGGCTGGACTCACGCGTCACCGGAACAGTCGGAAACCGTAGAACCGGGACAGGCGCCACCGCAGAAATCAGACGTGCGACGACCTCCCGCAAGATGCGCTCGCGGATGGAGTTCATGAACGGGAGTCCTCAGAGTCGAGAAAGTGAAGCGCGCTTTTCGCTGCCGTCGCCGATGCTGCGGATATCGCGGACGCGGTAATCGTTGCCACCGATGGCGACGGTGTCGCCTGCTGCCAGGCTCGGCAACGCCGAGGCTGGAAAACGCATGGTGTAGTCGGTGGACAGGGCTAGCCCATCGAATACGGTTTCGTCTGGCGAGCGGAAGTCGACAGCGACGGTTTGACCATCGACTTCCGCATCCACCAGCAAGCCAGATCGTGCAGCGGCGTCGTAGAAATCCTCGATGCGCAGCATCACACCGTCAGCTTCACGAGCACACCGGGGCGGTGGCACATGGGTAGCGGGTTGGACTGGGTATGCAGATCGGTACCCCGATCGAACTTGCGCGGCTCCTGCTTGGCATAGAGCGTCTGCCCGATGGTGTTGACCGTCTCGTTGAAGTCGGCCGGCGCGAAGTAAGTGCCAAAGGTATCCACCGTGCCCAGAGGGAAGGCATGCGCCTCGCCAGCCGCGATGAAGCGACGGGTGGTGCCAGACGGATCGGTCGCCTGTCCGCGATACTCCTCGAAGGTGATGCCGGCGTAGGTGAAGCCACGGCGCACGTCGTTGATCAGGATGGCACCCTGCTGCCAGTTCTCGAAGGCTTTCTCGACCTTGGCATGACCGGTCAGCGCGGTGAAGAACTCGGGCGAGCACAGGCAGTGCACACCGCTCATGAACTCGCCCTTGAGGTTGTCCTCGATCGCGGCCAGGGTCGCGAGGCATTTCGCCTTCACGTTGGTGCCGGCGTTGCCGAGGTCAAAGGCGACGGTCTGCGGCGTGATGTCGAACTCGTCGAACAGGTCGTACAGCACGGAACCGTCGGCATCGAGGATGACGCCCTTGAGCGCACCCATCCGCAGGTGCTCCAGCGTGATCGCATGCTTGTTGCGCATGGTCTCCAGGTGGCGTGCGATGACGCCCGCGACCGCTTCCGTTTCAGTCTCCGAGCCAAAGGCGCGGATGCCCTGGACTTCCTCGGGCAGGACGACATCGTCGTGCGGGATGTGCGGGATCACGAACGAGCGCAGGGTGCGCTTTCCTCGTACACCGACCGTGCCCGGCGCGCCCGGCGGAAGCGTGGGCAGCAGGTTCAGCACGCCGTTCATCTCCTCGACGATGACCTGCCGCTGGCGCACTGGCTTGGCCGGCATCAGGCCCAGGTCCTCGATGCGGCCGTAGCGGTTGGGAAGAATGTTGATGGCCGCCGTGAGCGCTGCCATCGAGAACGCGGGATTGGTAAAGGGGTTCTGCATGGTGTGTCTCCTAGATCAGGCAGCGATTCGGACGAGGACGCCACGCGCTTCGAGTTGAGCGATCGCGGTGGTCTTCTCGGTGGGGGTGATGGCGACCGGCCACACCAAGGCATGGCTGGCGACGATGGCGTGGCGGGTGATCAGCAGCGCGTCCTCGCGGTCGATCAGGGTCGCGCCCACATCGGCGGCGAGCACGCCAACCGCGTTCTCGGTGCCGTCGGTAGCAGCTGGGTCGAGCGCTTTCAGCTTGCCGGTCGTGCTGTCGCGGCCGACTATGGCACCGAACAGCAGGTTCTGACCGGCAGCGACCGTGGCCAGGTCGCGTGAATAGAGGTTCGGTGCCTCGTACTTGAGGAGATCACCGAGGTTGTTGGTTTCCGAAATGGCAGGCATGGCTTACTCCTTCGTGGCGAGTTTTTTGACGGCGGCAACGACCGGGCTGCTCTCCGGTCGCACGGTGGTTCCCGCATCGGCGGTGATGCGCGAGGCAATCTCAGGTTGTTCGGCGCGAGCCTCGAGCAGTGCGCGGCGGACCTGACCCTCGGTCATCCCGGAGGCAAGGAACTCCGCCGTGCGCTGCGGTGTACCGGCGATCAGGCAGATCTCGGCAATGGCTTGTGCCTCGATACGGCCGTTGGTGGTCGCACCGGTGATCGATGCGGCCAAGGGCGGTGCTGCGGGCTCTTGCGCTGGTGTATCTGCCGGGTCCGGCGTGATCTCTGTATCGGGGGCGTCCAGAGGGCGCTGCTGTTCTTGGTTGGTCATGGTTTGCTCCAAATGAGAGTGTTGATGGCTGAAAATCTGATGGTTGGCGTTCGGCGCCATGGGCGAGGTGCGGGCTTGTGGGCGGCGCTTCGCGGTATTGGCACTGGGTTTCGCCAGTCGGCGTTGCGCATCCAGCGCGTTGGAGAACTCGACCAGAACCTGGTCGAAACTCATCACGGCGTCGGCCAGGCCTGTTGCGACCGCTGCGTCCCCGAAGATCAAGCCGGCTTCAGTCGCCTGCACGGCATCGCTGTCCAGACCGCGCATCCGCGCGACCTGGTCGACGAAGATCCCGTACAGCCGATCGACCTCCGACTGCAGGGTGGTGGCCGCTTGCGGCGACAGCGGTGCATGGGGAGAAAAGTCGTTCTTGTGGTGACCGGCGTAGATCGCCGTGTAGGCAACCCCGTCCTTGGCATCCTTGACGGACTGGTCGACGTGCAGGGCAATGACGCCGATGGACCCGACTCCAGCGGTTTGGGAGAGGGTCAAGCGCGATGCAGCGGCCGCGATGGCGTAAGCCGCCGAGTACGCCGAGTCGTTGGCGTGCGCCCAGACCGGCTTGATCTCGTTGGCGGCGCGAATCCGTTCGGCCAGCTCGAACACGCCACCCGCCTCACCGCCGGGGGAGTCGAGGTCGAGCAGGATGCCGCTGACCTGTGGGTCCGCGAGTGCCGCGTCCAGGCGTGCGGCGATCTCACCATAAGAGGTCAGGCCGGATGCCGCCTCCAGCCCCATTGCCCGTCGCACCAGCGTGCCGTGTACCGGGATGATCGCGATACCGAGCTGCCCAGCCGAGGCCGTAGCCTTTGGGGCGGGAAGCGGGACGGCGGCATCGATCTCGGGCAGACCGATGCGCGGGCCAAGGACGGACAGGATCACGTCCAGTTTTGAACGCGCAATGAGGAGCGGCGTCCCGTAGAGACGGGACGCCAGGTGTACGAGCTGCATGTCAGTTGTCCTGGAGTTCTTGCGCCGGAGCCGGGGTGGCCGTCGCGATGGGCGCTTTGTCGTGGCGCGGGTCGGAATCGAAAACCAAGCCGAGCTCGTCGGCCCGTTGGTTGTCTGCCGCGATCTCGCGGTCGATGTCTTCGGCGTCGTAGCCGAAGGCCGAAATGGCTTCGGAGCGTGAAAGCAGTCCGGCGCGAATCGCAGTGAGCATCGCGTCGAACTCCTTCTTCGGGTCAACCCACTGCCAGCCCTGCGGAATCCACTTCACGGCCAGGTAGTCCCGTTTGCGATCGCTGAAGCCGGGCAGATCGAGTGCGCCTTCGAGCGCGGCTTGTTCCATCCATGCTCGCCAGATCGGGCGGCAGAGCTGGTGGACGATCACGCCATGCTGGATCGCTTCGCAGCGGCGACGAAACTCCAGCAAGCCAGCCCGGATCGAGGAGTAATTCACCTGCGTGAGATCCCCGGTCAGCATCTCGTAGGTGATGCCCATCGCGGCTGCTACCGCCCGGAACTGCATGCGCAGGAACTCGGCGTAGCTGGCCCCGACGTCTGCCGGTTGGCTGAACTTGACGTCCTCTCCAGGTTCCAGCAGCTGCATGGTCCCGGGTTCCAGTCCTGCGAGGGACACGCCGTTGGCGTCCGCCAGCCCTTCACCCATAAGGTTGTCTTCGGGCGCCAGGCGGGTGATGAAGCCCGCGAACATCGCTGCCGTCTTCTTGCGGACCAGTTCGGCGTCGTCGTACTGGTCCAGCTCATTGAGCTTGACCAGCGCTCGTGCAAGCCATGGCTCGCCCCGGATCTGGCCAGGGCGAAGCGGACGGAACAGGTGGATGATCTCGGAAGCTGGCACGCGCACGGTATCCATGCCGCCGGTGCCCGACATCGGCGCCAGCGTCCCGTCGCCAGGATGCGAGCGATACAGGTGGTAGGCCGTGCGCCGCCCTAGACGATCGAACTCGATGCCGGCCCGCACCACATTGCCGGACGGAAGCTCAAGATTCATCGTCGTGGGCAGGTGCTCGGGTTCCAGCACCTGCAGTTGCAGGCCGACTGCCAGACCATCTTCGGGTCGGCGATAGCGCAGTCGCACCAAGACTTCTCCTCCTTCCAGCATGGCCCGGCAGGCAAGTGCCTGCAGACCGTAGAAGTCGGTCACGCCAGCCGCGTCCGCATCGCTGCACCAGTCCCACCAGAGGGCGTGAATGGATTCCCGCAGCGCGTTGTCCGCAAGCATCGACTGCGGCTTGATGCCGGTGCCGATCGCGTTGGCGACGAAGGCTTCCACACCGGCGGCAGCCCAGGCATTGCGTCGGACCAGATCACGGCTCTTAGCTCGGAGTTCGTTCTGAGTGAAGGCCAGCGCGGCGACTGCGCCAGGGTTGCCGACCTGCCACGCGATCGCCCGCCGACCACCACCGATACCGTCATAGGTGGGTGACGCGCCGCCGAACAGGCCGCGTCGGAGTTTTCCGAACCAGCTCATCAGGTGGCCTTCCGGGTCGTGATGCGGAGCTGGCGCGGAGCGCCCGGCCAGAGGCCTGTGGCGACGGCGTCATCGAACAGACCGCGCTTGACCTCGCGAATGGCGGCGGCCAGCTCATCAACGGTGCGGTATTCGATGGTCTTGTCACCGAAGCTGACGCGGCGCTCGCCCTTGGCCAGCGCGGCTTCGAGCGCATCGAGTTGGGATTGCGTGTAGGCCATCAGCGATACACCACCAGGTTGATCTCGGTGGAATCGGCAAACGACGTCGCCATCGTGGCGCAGGCGACATCAACATGGTTGACCGTCTTCTCATCAGCGCTCGCTCTTGCGATGGCGATGCGCTGCGTGCCGTTGTCGGTGCTGCTGCGGGCCAGTGCAATCCAGGTGTAGTTGGTGTCCGGCATCGGCTCGGTGAAATGGACGCGATAGCGACCAGTCGCCAGGCGTTCCACACTCACCACGTTGCGAGTGCTGTGCATCACCATCTGACCGTTGACGTAGCCGAAGCTCACCCACGCGCGGGCGAGACCCGGATGCGAGCCATCGATCTTGCTTTTCACTTCGAGGCCGATGCGCGCGGCGAGGGATGCGATACGGTCGGAAAGCGACATCAGACCAGCGCTCCCTCGAACACCGCGACGAAGTCAGTGTCGGCATCTCCGATCGCCGTCAACGCAATGGCACCGATGTTCGATCGTGCCTGCTGCTGCTCAATAACCGTCAGCGTCTGCGCAGCATCGAAGCGAACGCGGTTGTTGACGGCGGCAAGCAGCGCATCGAGGCCGCTGGTCCCGTCCTGGAGTAACTGCTGAATCTCGACCAAGGTGTCATAGGCAGCATCGGCGCCACCGAGGATCTCGGCCTTGAGGGTGTCCAGCAGCGTGACGATCTTCGACGACGAATAGGTGGTGGTCAGCGCCACGTTGGCGTCGTCGATGCCGGTACCGCTCAGTACGGCGGACTGGAGCTCATTGATGGCCGCCACCAGACTCGACTTGTCGGTGGTGGTCAGGTTCGCCAGCGTGCCGGTCTTGCTGTTGAGCGTGTTGAACTCCTGGGCGATGCGAATCACCAGGCTCTCGATACGGGTCTGCAAACTCATGGGATGTCCTTCTTCGTTCAGGAGAGCCAACGGCTGCGCACCAACTGGCGTGCGCGGCGACCTGGCCCAGAAACAGCGAGGCCACCGCGTTGGGTGGCCTCGTCAGTCGTTGTGGTGGTGAGGTCGGGCGGATCGTCCATCCCCAGCTGTCGCTCCAGCTCGCGCCAATGGCGCTCGTCGAAGCGATCCAGTCCCGCCGCCGAAAGAA